TAATGCCGCTCCAACAGGAGCCTTTACTTTACACGCGATTAACCCCTTTTGGGTTAGTCGTGGTTTTCGGTCTCCATGGCATTCGCCATGAAGACTTCATAGGCCTCAGAAGAATTTCTGAAGGCTTTAAATGCTTGGCCAGAGGATAAGTCCTCCCCAAGCTTTCGCGAAATGATATTCGTGAAGTGCAACACCACTTTTGTAAGTGGGTCGCCCATAAGGATTCCCCTGTACAGGGTTACCTTTCTTCGGTCCTCGCCCGCAGGCTGACCGATGTCCTTCAACGACCCAGTGGCCGTGAAGTAGACTGTTCGTGGTTGGAAGCATACTCCCAACACGATACCTTGGAGAATGGGGGGAATCCCACATTTCACCATCCACTTGCGAGAGATAGCTCTCGCAAGCTTGTGGACCAGGCGGTCAGTCGCCTCCTGGAAATCCGTACTGCAGAACCAAAGGTCCTGCCAGTACTGGGTTCGATTAACATGATCGTTAAAAGAATCCTCGACTCTCCTGCTCCGATCTTCGGAGAACAGGAGTTCTTGCATCTCTTCAGTGGAAAAGTCCCTGAAGAGATTCCATCCGTGGTGGGATTTCCCCATCCCGGATGCAGAGCTCGTAAATCCCTTCTTCAAGGGATACGAGCATATCTTTGAGACTGTGTCTAACACAATCTTAAGAGCCGCATGTCCTTTTGTGACTACGCGGGCTTTTGCAGGTTCTCTCACGACGGTGAGCATAACCTCTCTGAGTTCCTCTAACGGTGTGTAGAGGACCTCGTCTAGACACGCGTGAAAAATCGCGGTGCCTATAGATGCAAAGCTGTCCTTGTGACAGTATTGCAATACTTTACCGGTGTCCATGTCCCGAATGGGAATGGGCATCTCGTCATACTTGAGCATTAGCTCAAGTATGGCTTGGGCGGTACCGCCCTCCTTCCTGGTGGATTCCCAACAGGCAGAACCAGTGACTGTTACACGAGCTTTCGTGGCCAGTCCAGTGAAGATATGATCCGGGATTCCCCGGAGTATCTCGTCGAACGTAGTAAGCACAAGGGCTTCCTTCGTTTTTGATATTTCCGGCGGCGGTTCTGAGACCGACGCCAGGAACTTCCTCTTGCTGCGTAGAACAACAAGTGGAGGTGGTGTCCCAGACCCTCGAGACTGGGACAGGGTTCCTGCAAGGTATAACCTTGAGAAACCACTATGTTTCACGGCACGGCGCCACGCCGGGCCGAGAAAGGATGACACCCATCTGGGGCAGTCGTCCATGAGCGATATTCCACGCTCTGGTTCATCCAAGTGTATAACTTGCTTGAACATTTTACGAGATCTTTTCAGATCCTCGTAATGAGTAGTCTGGTCGTCAAGCGACAGACTAGTCACTTCTCCGTCGAAGAATTCGTCCGTGAGAAGTATCGAGATCGCCTGTACTATGTACAGGTCGAACTTTTCCCATGTCCATACCTCCTCGGGGTATGACAGGAACCGTTGTAGGAATATTCCGTCAGCGGTTTTGAGAACCTCCAGGAGCCTTTGGGCTCTGTAGGTTTTATGCCTATTCACAGAGTAATCTGCGAATTTGCCGATCTCATCTGGAGTCCAGATGGGATCATGTTTCCCTCTTAGGAAGAATGAGATTCTTCTAAAGAGTGTATTGGCGAAGTTCCTTAGAGGATCATCGCCTTTCGCCGAATGGCGTGCACGCTGTAGCCTATAGCCCCAGTGTGTATGACGAAAGAGAAGAGTCATCTTCTCCTCGTGATTCGTGATCTTGGTGAACCAAGTCACGTTCTTTCGGTCAGATCCGACTAGGTCGGATCTGATCTTGTCTTGCAGCCGGTGGCAACCACCGGGCCAGACGTTAATTCTGGGTTTATCATCGCAGTACTGCGATGCATAAACATATCCTGCGAGGACCTTAAACGGGTCCTCGTAGCAGTTCCTGGAACTAGTTTCACTAATTCCAGGAATATCCTCCAGTTCCTCTTCAGAGAGGTCCTGGGGCACCTCTTCTTGGGACCAATGTTCCAATATTGAGGTATCTCCCTCCCCGTGATTATCACGGGAGGGAAAGAGGAAACCGTCCTCCATGAGGAACGGTTTGACTTCCTTCGAAATGCCAGTACTGGCCTTTCGAAGAGTTAGACAGCTTGGTATCTGCTTCAGATACAAGCTGTGGGCCCCGTGGACATAGTCCTCGAGACCTTGCGGTACGATATTCGTCCTTAAGCGTCTATCGTAGTACAGCTTACACTCCTCAATGGAGGAGTAAGCGAAAGATGAAT